ATGACAAACACAAATTGCTTTATAACTCACAATGTAAAAGAGCATCTTTGTACAAAAGCAGGTGAAAATACGTTAAATCTACAAGGCAACGAACTTAATTATATAAATATTTATACTATTTAACATAATATAAATTATAGGCTACGGCGTATCCGCTTATGCGGCCCTTGTACTTGGGTGATAGCAGCTGTTAAGAACAGCAAACCCGCTACACACGCAGCGCTAATCTTTTTTGCAACTTCTTCCCATGCTGCTGCTTCTTCTTTAGTTTTGGACTTCTCTTTAGCCAGTTCTATTAAAGCTGGTTTAAAGTCGATTCCCATTTCTTTGCACATATAAATACATTGATTAGCTGTTAGGTGTCTTTTTGATTTTTTTATATCACTAAGACTTCCTTTAGTCATAGATTCTAGATCTGATACAACTTGCTTATCTTGCGTGTAGCCTTTGTATTCTTTGTACTTTTCAATAAGTTCGTAGCTGAAATTCATATTTCCTCCATAGCCTTAGAACATTTTAGTCCACTTCTTTGTGAATTAATAACTTGACAGTTCGCAATATTATGAACTAGAGTTCACGAAAGTTCACCTTTCTGTGAACCGTTATATCTACACAATGTCCAATACTGAATAGTATCGGACTTTAACAAGGAATCGGTTTTGAAATTCTATCTCCAATACATAGCTGGCATTGAGGAATACGCGTTAGGTTTCAATAAAATTGAACACCCGCTTATGTATTCGTCACGCGCTGAGGCCATGGCTTTTTGCATTGACTATGCAAGTGGAGAACCTTTTGAAATCATCGATGTTGATGATTCTAACTGGCAAGAACTGTTCGACTCTGGAGCATTTGACTATGAACCAGACTTCTAACCAGTTAACCAAAATCGACTACTTAACTGTTGTTTTCTGCCCTGACGAAATCGCCCGTCTTCGCTTTGACGCTAAAATTGCATTCGGTAAAGGTGACTTTGGCTCCTACAAAGAAGCCTATAACGCAATGCTTTGTGCTGAATTATTCGACCAACAAGCCACAGATGACTTAGAAATTGAAGTCAACGAAGCCGTTGTTTTTGACTCTGATTACTACTATGACCAGCTGTTTGAAAACAACCCTCGTTACCGTAATTATGGCTCTGTTGATGCTATCCCAAGTGAAGAACGGGCGCACTTTTTCAAGAACGTTGTACGTAAAACCAAACGTTATAAAACACTTAACTCATTGATTGAGGGTGATATTACCAAGTTTATGCACCTTTTAAATACCGAAGTTGCGACCGCTGCCGACCGCCTAACATCTGATGATTTAAGCTGGTCTTATCGCCACAACTCAGGCGGTATGTTCACCTATGAAAAGTCAGCCACCCTTTACCGTCATGATGTAAATTCGGGCGTTGTTGCTTGGGGTGCAAATAATGGCGGCGTCATGGTTTCATTCTCGGGTGCCGGTTGTGCGGGTCTGGATATCCCCAAACTTCACGCCATGCTTAAGAAAATGCCGAACGTAAAAATTACGCGTTTGGATATTGCCTACGATGACTATGACGGCGATAAATCTGTTCTAAATTACTTCCAAAATTTAGAGGAAGGTGGCTTTTGTAAAACCAACCAAGCGCCCTCTTTCTCATGGATTCAAACGGGCGAATTGCAAAAATTATCTAAAGAGCAACAAGCCGAGTTCAAAAAGAAACACGGCTGGCAAAAGCGTTATGACTGCGTGGCCAATGGCGGAAACACCCTTTACGTAGGAAGTCGCAAAAATGGAAAAATGGCGCGTATTTATGAAAAAGGTAAGCAAATGCAAAGTCAGTCTCAACCTAATTGGGTGCGTGCTGAGCTTGAGCTTAGGTCTATTGACCGTGTTATCTCCTTGGATGCACTTCTCAATACCGATGCCGTTTTTGCTGCTGCATACCCTGCTTTTGAGTTTGTTAGCGCTAAACGTCTTGAGATTAAAACCACAACACGTAAACCCAAACACAACGGAATTCTAGTCGCTGAAAGACTTGAACGTTATTGCGCTCAATCTTACGGCAAGTACCTCAATTTCTTACGTCATGTAAAACAACTACCTGACAACGAAATCATTAACCAATTAACCAAAGGCCTTAACCCGTGGGATATCCCCGACTCTATCAATCAGGCCTGTATATCACCACCTAATCAAATGGAGTTAGCCCCATGAAAGTAACCCTATTATCTGCCGCAAACGGTAAAGGTATTTCACAAAAAACAGGCGCACCTAAGCACTATGCGTTTTCGTCTATCAGTTACTTAGTACCTGAAAAGGACTTTATCCAAGGTGACCACCAAATCCAGAAATGCGGCTTTGAACCCAAGTCTTTAAACATCCTTGATGAACAGACTTTGTATAACAAGTTTAAAAACATCTTAGACCAACACGGCATTTGTGAGGTTGATTTAACACTTCAACCAGACCCTGAAAATATGTCTCGAAACGTTGTGTCTGATGTGAAATTTGCAGGCTAACTATGAGTGACAACAAATACATTGCTATTTGTCCCGTCGCGCCTGTAGAGAAACAGTGTCCGGTGGAATTGGAAGTGGTTGCAACACCCCTTCCCGTTCCGCTTGATTGGGACACCTTCAAAACTGAAGTTGCTCCGTCAATCATCGTCGTTCTTCTTACCGCTTATGGTTGGAAGAAATTAAACAAAATGGTTTGGAATAGATAAGGAACTTAACCATGAAAACAAACATTCTTAAAAACAAGCTTACTAAAGCGGGAATTCTTACTGCACTTGCTGCGGCCTCTGGCTCTGCTTTTGCGGAAGCTGCACCAGAAGTATCGGCTGCAACTTCGAGCTTTCAAACATTCTTCACTGATAACGCGAATTTAATCGGTGGCGTTTTCCTAGCTGCTGCTTTTGTGGCTGTTGGCTGGAAATGGCTTAAAGGCACAACCTTTAGCTAATGTTTATCACATTAGACACAGTGCTAATTGTCTCTGGACTTTTAGCACTTTATATCCTTTTCGATGATTAAAAACCAAGGCGCAATTATGCGAATACTAATATTTATATTGGCGCTAATGAGCGCCTTTTTTGTTCCCGCAACATTTTCTGTTGAGTTAGATTTAGATGATTTAAGGGAACCAAAAACCAGAACCGAACGCATGTATAAATGTGTTTTTAATTTCTCTTGGGGTGGTAGTACCAACACAAAATTAACTTCCCAATCTTATGCTGGCGCTATGGATTCATGTAAGGCTTGGGCATTTGTGAATTTAGAAAGGTCTCAACCATGTGGTACAAGTCAGGTTAATGATGGCGGTTATGGCCGTGTTCTTATTCCTTTAAATTTACGTAAAACTGATGGTTCTTGTGTCATAGGTGGTCAAGGCGGCGGCGATGTTAATTTTACTGCATATGATGAGGGGGTTACTGAACAAAAAACCTGCCCGCCTGATAATTCACCTGAACATAAATTTGACTATATAGATTCAAATGGTGACTTGAAGTGTGCAAAACTTAAAGAATATAAAGATTGTGATGCAGGGTATCATTCTAAATCTGCATCCGCTGCATTAGGCTCTGATTCTTGCTTACCTAAAGACTGTCCAGCAGCTGGCAGTAATGAACATCTTTATGCTTCACCGCATTTGAATGTCCCTTTTAGTGGCGGCGGTATGTATTGCAATGATGGGTGTGCCTACGTTGTGCATGTTGGAAATATTAACGGCCCCAAAAATGCTTATGGTACTTCACAAGGTGTTGCGTGTGGTGATAAGCCTTATGATAATAAAAAGTTGGCAGATGAGGATGATTTAGATAAATGTGCAACAGCAACCAATTCTGATGGGGTCTCTGTTTTAAGCTGCCCAACACCTGACCCATCAAGCCCACCTAAAGAACATGATAATGATGAACAAAAAGAGGACTCTGAAGGGGTTGTAGAAAAACCTATTCTTAATTGTGACCCTTCAGACTCTGACTGCCTATTAGAAAATATAGTCAATCAACTTCAAAATAACCTAAGTCAATCAGAAGACACACAAAAGAACCTTCACAACAAAAAGATTGAAGCAGACGTAAATAACACCAATAAAATCACTTCTGCATTGCTCGATATTGAAACTCAAATCGTTATGCATCGCTCAGAAAACGGGTTAGATAACGCCATCACTCATGGAAAGTTACAAGGAATTATTGACGCGATAAACAATAAACCTGTCGGCGGTGGCGGTGGCGGCACTGGCTCAACTGGCGGCAATATTGGGGGTGAGGATTGCTTAGGAACTCCAGAAGACTGTGTAGATTTTGGCGGTAATACTGAACTAGAACATGAAACGCGAAATTTAGAGCAATACGCACAGAAGTATAACAACTGGCTACCTAATGCCGAATTACCACCAGAAAAGTGCATCACTCTCACTAACGGCAAATCTCTTTGTTTTAGTTTTCAATATTTTATCGTTTTCTTTCAGGCTATATCTGGGTTAATCGTACTTAGCTCTTTGATTCATAGCGCTTCAATAATTGTGAGGTCAGTATAATGCCATTTCTAATTCAAGCGTTTTTCGCTGCACTAGCTACCCTACTCCCTAGCCTTGTTGCCAAAGTTCTTGTTGGTCTCGGTTTTGGTTATGTCACTTATGAACTCGGTTCATTCGGTATTGATTACATTTTTAATCTCATCGTTTCAAATGCAGCCACGCTACCAATCGAAGTTATTGCTGTTTTCAATTACGCAAAATTAGACCAAGCAATTGGGTTTATGCTTGGCGCTTATGCTGCCGCACTCACAATTCGGGGCTTAACGTCTGGCGGCTCAGTTACAAAAATGAAATTAGGAGCACCTAACTCATGATTTATTTACGAACAGGTGTCCCAGGTGCAGGCAAAACATTAAATACACTGAAAGAAATTTGCCAAGACCCAGCTGTGACACAAAAAGAAAAGTTCTATAACAACATTAAGTGTTTTTTACTCGACTTAGATTTCTTAAATAGTTTTGCAGGTTGGTTCTATGGTTCGTTCTATCCAACAGTCCAACAAACTAAAAAAGGATCTCGTTATTCTAAGATAATAAAGAAAGCGCATGAACAAGGCAGGTTAGTAGAGCTAACGGACGTTCCTTGGTTAGCACCTTCATTTAAGTTATACGATGAACAAGCCGCTATTACGCTGTTTGTTAATTGGTGTCGCCGTTGTTATCCAAAACAAAACTTAGCAGGTTTAAATACCTATATTGCTGAGGCCGAACAGCCAACCATTGAATCCATTAAGCTGCTTAATTATCACTGGACGAAAGTAGATGACCCAACGCAATGGTTCGATTTACCCAATGGCTCTATTAGTGTATTCGATGAGTGTCAGGATTACTTTTCACCAATGGCCAATAGCGCTAAACGGCCAGTCCATTACACAAGGTTTCAAACACATCGACATTCAGGTGTCGATATACACCTTGTAACTCAGCACTACACCTTTTTAGATAACGTTATTCAAAAGTGTACCAACTCCCATATTCATTATTTTAGACCAATGGGCGGCTCTGCGATTACACGCTTTCAACGTGATAAACAATTCAATACCGATTACAAAGGTGACTTAGAGAAATGCGCAACTAAACTAATGCGCCGAGATGCTAATTTTTACGGTGTCTATTGGTCAGCAGATGAACATACAGCAAAGTTTAAATTACCGCCGAAGGCGTTTTTGTTTCTCTTAGCTGTCCCAATATTTATTTATCTTTTTTATACCTTACTCGGAAGCTTAGGGCTGAGCAGTTCAGAAGAACCCGAAACGGCCAGCACACCAGAACCCAAAAGTGCAGATGTAAAACAGCAAACACAACAACCGACTGTTAAACCCAAATTAGATTTAACGTATAAGCCACAGAAATTCGAGCATCCACTAAACGAAATATGTGATGACTATGAATACGGTGGCTATGTGCTTAAAAAGAAACATGGCGTTGTCACTGTCGAGCATTACATTAACTGCGTCACTGGTAAGAACGTTGAAAGGAAAAGCACCTCAATTTTAGGTGATGATGAAAATCAAACCGAGAAATCCGAAATTGTATCAGAACCCGAAGTAATAGCGCTTAGCTCAAACTATTTAGAGAAAATCGGTTACTCGATATACCTAACAGAAGATTTACCAATCCTAAAATTTTCTGACAAAAACATTTTCCTTAGACAGTTTTAACTAAGCAACACAAAGGCAGAAAGGCGAGCTTCGAGCCTCTGCCTTGTGTGCTTAAAAACTTCAACCTATTACCTGTCACTGGTGACACTATGACTAGAAATCAAAAATACGAACAGAAACAAAAGTCTAAAGGCTTAAAGAAAGTAACTCTTTGGATTCCTGACGAATCAGAGATTGAAATCAAACAGATGATAGAGTTTTTGATTGATAACCCTGACCACATTCCTTTTATGGCTAGGAACGTTAAAACAGGTCGTATGAAAAAGGCCATATAGTGGTACGTAATTTTTTACGTAACATTTTAATCAGTACGTAATAATGAACTCGATTATTATTTACCAGTCACCTTTGTGTCTCCAGTTCTTGGAGGATGGCGAAGCCATGATTAACATTCCAGAAAACCTACATTTCATCGAAAAACCGTTTCCATTTTACGTACAGTTTATTATGGTCGGGTATCAATACAGTGAGAAAGCTAATAGCACTCACTGCCCTAGTCTGTCTTTGAAAAAAGTTGATTGCCTTCTGATAAACCAAGCTGAGTTAAGGACGGCACAGCAGCCGAGGGAAACACCCTCCCCCCATATACTAATAGGGGGGGAGCGAAACCACTTACACCGAAACCGAGTGTGCATTGTGATTTTAACAAAAAGGAGTAAATCACAATGAGCAACTTTAAATTGCAGTTCGTTACGCTATTTGGATATGACTACGCAAAAGGAGCTAAAGAACTCGGGGTAAGTGAACGACAAGTAAGGAGATATCTAAAAGCTAACAAAGCAACTAAGCCGATAGAAAAACTAGTCGAAATTATGTATCGCGGATATATGCCGCTTACTGGCCCGTGGTCAGAATGCAGAATTTCAAGAGAAGATAACTTATTACTTACACCTTGGGGAAAGGTTAAACCATCTGATGTGCAACTAGTTCATCGTTACAAATGGTCTGCTAAGAAATCTGAGCAAATGTATCAAAGCTTAAAAAAGCAAACATCCAATCATGATAAATATTTATTTGATCTCCAGAATCAATTACTAGATATTATTGGCGATATATCACATAAGACAGGAAGTTAACATGCGCATAAATTATCTCAAGCTATATCTTTGCCTAACTTTTACAGGCATTACAGTTTATCTGTTTATTCAAGCTTATCATTATTCAATTATTATTTATCAGGATGAAAATGCTGTTATTTCTTCAAGTTTGAAACAAACACCTCATGAGAAGAATCGAAAGAGAATTTTAAATTCTACAGAAATAAATGATGAAATATGTACCTTCTGGAGAGTGGAACATTACATTGAACCAAACGAAGGAAGTAAAGCTTTTATGTATGCTGCTTGTGAACTTGCAGCAAGATTGAATAGTCAATCTGCTAAAGACAGTTTCAATTAACTAATAATAAGGGCTTTATGCCCTTCCTTAGTTAATTAATGGTTGATAGAGGGTTACCCCTCTATTGCAATTAAATTTTTAATAGCACAACCTACTGCAAAAATAGCTAATAAATATGGTGCTAATAACTCTGAAAAACTATTTTTGCTAATTAAGAAATACGATAAGATTTTAAAGTTTGTAAAATATGAATTTATTTCAAAAGACTTAACTGTGCTTCCATCTAAGGTAACTGATCTAAGCTTTTTTTCATCTTTCCATGATAAGTCGCTTCCTTTTCCTATCTGTACGCATATTTTTAGTTTGTTCGTTTGGATGTGTGAAATAACGTTACCGCTATTACTTGGTGCTTTTGCTAGTTCTATTCCTGAAATTTTCTCAAATCTATTTCTAATAATTTTAGAGTATCTAAAATCTTGCAAATCCATGTAAAAATCTCTTCTGAATTGATCTTTGACTTTTAAATGGTACCTGTATAAGCACCATAAAAAGCTTATCCAAACGGCACTATAAATCACATTCGTCTTTTGAAACTCTATACTTAACAATTGAAGTTTTAATGTGTCGTTTGATAAAGAACCTTCAGCTAGAAAGTAAATTATTATTCCGATTGAAATAACCATTAAATTTCTTCTTTCAGGTAATGAGTCTTGGAATTCCAT